ACAGCTTATGCTAAAATGTTTGAAGAAATGTATGATGTACCAATAGAAAGAATTGTTACAATCATTGCTGTTGAAGAAACAGGTCAATCACAATTATTTGTAGAAGAACCAAATAAATGGTATGATCAGTTAGTAGAATTAAGACAACAGTATCGAGAAGAATATGGATTATAAATACTAGTATGGCATATAGTAAACAAGTAGTAGAAAGATTTGAGAGTGTTCTTAGAAATCCAAAAAAACATTCAGTAGGAAGATTTGATCCTAATGATCCCAATGTAGCAACAGGTATGGTAGGAGCTCCTTCATGTGGTGATGTAATGAAATTAGATATTAAGATGGATGGAGACACTATTGAAGATGTTAAGTTTAAGACTTATGGTTGTGGTTCTGCAATAGCATCATCTACACTTTTTGTAGAGATGTTAAAAGGAAAGACAACAGCAGAAGCCAAAAAAATTAAAGATAAAGATATAGCAAAGGCTTTAGAACTTCCACCTATCAAGTTACATTGCTCTGTATTAGCAGAGGCTTCAATTAAGAAGGCTATAGAAGATTGGGAAAATAAACAGTCTGTTAAAGCTGCTTTATTCCAACCAGTTACCCATTGACAATACAGCGAAAGCTGTTATAATATATATATGATATTAACTAAAAAGAAGTTTACAACATCTATAGAAGAATTAGTAATAGAAAAGAAATTAACTTATATAGATGCAATAATTCATTTTTGTCAAGAAAATCATTTAGAACCTGATTCAGTCAAAGGATTAGTCACACCCCCATTAAAAGAAAAAATTAAAGCTGAAGCTATTGGCTTAAGATTTTTAAAAGAGTCAAACGCAAAGTTACCTATATGAGACCACAAACACAAAAACCCTATCAACAAAGAAAACACTTTAATAAAAAGGATAGAAAACCTAGACCTTTGTCTTTCGATCAAATGTTAAGAAGATTTAAAAAGAAAGTTGAACGAGCAGGAACATTACAAGAAATTAAGAAAAGAGAATACTACGAAAAGCCAGCACAGAAAAAACAAAGAACTAAGAGTGAAGCTATTCGTAGAGAAAAAATTAGATGGCAAGGAGATCAACTTCCACGGAGAGACTTCTGGTAAAATGACAAGTAGAGAAGGATACGACGCATACTGTTTATATCTAGCTGTCAATAATCACTTTCATACAGATAGTTATGATTACTTTAAGTATGCTGGAAAGACATCAGTTAAATTAAAAACTTTTCTCAAGAGAAAAGACAAATATCACTTTGCAAAGTTAGCTAGAAAATATCATACAGAATTAAAAGATTTTTATGTAGCTAATCTTTATAAACAAAAATACTATGTGCGTAATCTATTAGAACAAGAATGTGATAAGAATTATAAAGAATTTAAAAAGAAAAAACAAAAACTTACTTATATTATTATGGAAGATATGAGATATTTGTTTGACAAATATAAACATATAGATATGTGTATAGGTATTAAAGATGGTCAACATTCAAATATACTAAGAGAATATCTTGGTGGTAAGATAAATGCTGAAACATTTATAGCTGTAGATAAGATATTTAATATATTCAAAGATTATGATAGTATGATTTCAGAATCTTTTATCTGGCCAAAAGAAAGAAAACGATTAGATAAACTTACACCCTTTTTAGAATTTGAAAGAAAGAAAGTAATGACAATATTAAAAGGAATATGGTTAGAACCTGAATGACAATAGCATTCATCATAGGTAACGGACCTTCCAGAAAACAAGTTAAGTTAAGTGAACTTGAAGGAACAACTTTTGGGTGTAATGTTTTACATAGAGATTTTACACCTGATTATTTAGTATCAGGAGACGCAGGAGTTATAAAAGAGATATGTGCAACAGAATATCCTAAAGAACATAATTGTATTTTTCCAGATTGGTCACCTGTTCCAATGGATTTTAAAGATATAATTATTGAACCTTTGCGTGAACAAGGATTTGCGATTGAAGAATCAAATCCTAATAACCATAAATATATACAAATATTCGGTAATGAACATACAGATTCTAAACAAGTTCATGTAATAGGTTGTGATCCTTTATGGAAAATACAGAATATGAGAGGTACAGAAGATAACCCAGAGTTTGGTGTAAACTTTTTTTGTGGATCCCAAGCAATGCTTCAGGCCTCTATAATAGGTTTTGATGAAATTGGTCTTATAGGGTTCGATTCAATATGGAACTTTAAGTCTGATACTTATCAAAATATATATGCTGGTACTCAAAATTATATGCGAGAAAAAGAAACTTCGCGTTTAAGAATTGGTACTGATGATCCCAACAGTATGGCGGGAACTCAGGAGGCTCAAATAAAAAGAGTCCTTGACCAATTCGCAGAGTGCCATTATAATATATATAAGGGTCTGAAAAAATACCCTTTAACATACGATAGTTTTAAATAAGTTTAAAACATTTTAATAAAAATACAATGCAATACTAGGAGATAATATGTCATTTAATGAATTAAAACGTAGCAGGAGTGGATTTGATAAGCTTCAATCCGCTCTCGAAAAAGATACCGAAGCTTCCAATAAAAACTTTTCAGACGATAGATACTGGAAACCAGAACTTGATAAATCAGGTAATGGTTACGCAGTCCTTCGTTTCTTACCAGCAGCCAATGGCGAAGAACTTCCATGGATCCAATATTGGGATCATGGATTTCAAGGACCAGGTGGTTGGTTTATAGAGAAGTCTTTAACAACACTAGGAAAAGCAGATCCAGTTAGTGAACATAATACTCAATTATGGAACTCTGGAGAAGAAGCTAATAAAGATATAGCTAGAAAACAAAAACGTAGGTTACACTATGTATCTAATGTTCTAGTTGTTTCTGATCCTAAGCATCCCGAATTTGAAGGCAAAGTAATGCTGTATAGATACGGCAAGAAAATCTTTGAGAAAGTCAAAGATGTAATGCAACCACAATTCGAAGATGAAAATCCACTTAATCCATTTGATTTATGGGAAGGTGCTGACTTTAAACTTAAAGTCAGAAAAGTAGATGGCTATTGGAATTATGATAAATCAGAATTCTCAGCTCCGGCTCCTTTGTCGGAAGATGATTCTGAACTTGAGTCCATTTACAACAAACAACATTCTCTCGCGGAGCTTATAGCTCCTGATCAATTTAAGTCTTATGACGAATTGAAAATAAAAATGGAGAGAGTATTGGGGTTAAACTTTGATGGTGTTTCAACAGCAACAGCAGAAACCATTGCCGAAGATAATTCGGTAGGTAATGTAGCTACAGCTGATGATGTACCTTGGAGTAATACTCCAGCTCAAGTAGCTACAAGTAACAAAGAAGATAATTCATTATCTTATTTTGAAAAACTAGCTAACGACGCTTAAGTGAGTTTGTTAGGGTTATAAATATAATTACCTAACAACGATTATGGGAAAGTAGGCATCGTGTCGGCCTACTGTGTCACTTTATCAAAGTGAAGGGACTATTAAGAATGGGGATTCTTAATTTCAATGAGGAAAGGTATCGAATGCGGCAGGCGGTATCGTAGTAACGGCGGGAATGTGGGGCCAGTTCTACACTTATCTTACTTCATTCTGTTTTACAGATTTGAATTAGCAATCCGCAGAATTTCATCACGTGGTTTAGGACTTCCTGTATAATGCATTCTTGTTGTTGAGTTATTAACAGTTGTAACAACAGGTACGGTAGGTCTTAGAGTTCTAACATTATCAAGTTGAGTTGTGAGTTCTTTACTATCTTCAGCTACATCCAAAGCTTTCTGTGCAGTCGCAGGATTTCTTAACTCTAATTGTTTTGCTCTTCCTTCTTCCATTGCTTCTACACGACCTGTATCAAGTGGTTCTATTTCCAACCTTTTAGGGAGTAGAAAATTTATTGCAGTAATCCAACCATTAATATAACTAAAGAAACTATCCTTTATCCAATTAATGAAGTAGTTCCAGTAATAAACAATATCTTCTCCAAGCTCTTTAATCCTTTTTTTAATTTTTGGGCCCCATGATTTTATTTCTGCACCCATGTCTTTAAACCACGCCGTTATTTCATCAACGAAGTACCAAGCAAGAAGGCCTGCTATAACTAATGCTGCTACTATAGCCACAAGTGCCAAGACAGGTATACCTAAAGTAAGTGCAGCTGCAGTGAATGCTGATACAAGTCCAGTTATAGCCCAAGTTGCAAATCTCGTAACTGCACCCGTAATTGCTTTACCAGCTTTCTTTAACATTCCACCAAGATATTTAAACATACCACCTGATTCATTAACCTCTTTTAACCAGCCCTTAAAGCTTTCACTCATTTTTGAAAAGCCTTTGCTAATAGCACCATCTTTTTTAAATAAACCTTTTGCTTTATCCCAGAAATCTCCCAATCTTTCTCTGAAGCTTTTGAAACCTTCTCCCATTGATTTACCCATTTTTTGAAAGCCAGATTTAAAACTTCCCCAATAACCTTTAGTTGCTTCTTGTGCTTCAAACATTTCTTTTTGCTTTTGAAATTCTTTCCATTCGGCTCCCGTTCCTCCAACTTTCCATTCACCTGGATCTTCAACTTTTTTAACTTTTTCTTCTGGCTTAAAACCAAAAATGGTTTCTTTTGTCTCCAGACCCGCCGCTTTTCTAAAAGCATTAACCATAGCTAATACTGGTTTCCAGAGTTTTGGAAATTGAGTAAATATAAAGAATCCTAACAGCTTCAAAAAGTTTGCAAAAATCAGTTTTAATCCTTGTATTGCTGTAGTTACACCAGGTATTGCTGTCAACATCTGTAATTTACCTGTCATTAAGTTAATATCGTTTTTAAAAGTACCTACAAAATTACCAAAAGATGCTTTATCATCTATCCATCGTTTAGCCTTTGTTAAGTTTTCCGTTATTTGGTTTTTAAGTGATAACGCAGCTTTTTCTTTCAGATCAAATAGCAATCCCTTTGATTCGTCACTGGTTTCTTCACTAGCAACACCACCTTTCTTAGAAGGTTCTAAGTTCAGTTCTATAAGTTGATCTTTTGATTTTTCTTGATATAATTGACTCCATCTTGAAAACGCTACTTCTTGACCTTGTTGTTGTTGTCCATATTCTCTTTCAATATCATCTTTTGATGCCATATCTAATGTAAGCTTGTTTGCAAGATTTGTAGCTTCCCACTGCCTGATCAGTTGTGCTTCTTGAGCTAATGAAGATTCTTTTATTTCTTCAAGAATTGCATCTGCTCTTGATAGTTGCCCGTGAGGTACTTGTTCTTCCGCCATGTTATTTACCGTTTTTTAGTTTTTCAATTTCTTTACTATTAGTATTTATGTTTGAATCCTGCATTTGATCAATTAATTTTTGAGCTTTTTCTTCATCACTATCTCTATGTAAGTCAGCATC